CATAGGAGCATATTTCGCCATCCCTTGCACTTTTCCTGAAGGTAGAACTGTGGTCTTAGACCGCAGTGCTACTAGGAAAGGATACAGGGGCGTGCCGCGGAAAACGGCTTTTACGAGCTCGAGAGTCACAGTGTCAGAGGCAGACGATAGATCTATCGTCGCAAACCTCTGATCCGCTGATCCCTTGAGAGCCATACGTCCATTGTGTGATTGGTCCTCGAAGTCTATATGACTCCGAAGATCGTCATGCGATTGGACGTACTCCTTTATGCATTTTGCAACACCCTGTTGCAAATACATTAAGGTACAAGGCTCTTTCGAGATCACCCTGTAAGTCTTCATGCTTTTGGGCACGAAGACCACATGGGACTGGCGGTTACTACCTTGCTTCACAGCAGGATAGTAAGTAGTGACGTCGACACCGGCGTACTTACGAAAGACATAGTCGAGAAGATCGTCTACCCAAAGGTGACGATACTTATCGGCAAATGTCGCGACACGCGGAGTTTCCGCAGTCGCTCCCGGCCCATGCTGGGGGAGGAAGTTATCCTCACCTACATGGAAGTCAACCAACCAAGACCGCATGATTTCATTCATGCGATTAAGGATGTTGACTGGGTATACGTAAGTTTGCAGGCGCGCTTCCAGTTCTACATACTCACTTTCAAGGTCCTGATTCAGGTCCTTGAGTGACAAGTGAGTCAAGAAAGAAAAGAACTGGTTGCAAACGTAGAAGCCACGCGGGTTAGGGTCCTCCAGAAAATCTTGGAGGGCGCCCCGTATCGGTGCACAGAATTGTCCTACGAAAGGATAATCCGTGCGCAACTGGCGTTTAAACCAGTTGTACGACGTAGGAGCTGAGACTTGTCTCAACACCAAAACGGCGTCCGATAGGAACGATCCAAGCGAAGAGACATCCAGTGTGACCATAAATTTGGCCCACGCGATAATCTCTCGCTCGTTCCCTATTCCCTCGTGTCGGGAGGAGAGATCGATGAGATGAAGTGAAGACATCACAATAGCTTCCGTGAATGTCTTCAAA